CGCCAGGGTTTCGTTTTAGCTGGGCTGGGCATCCTCTCCCAAGAGCGATGGATTTTTGCATCGAGTTTTTTGCTTTTACAACTGTAGCATGAGGTCGGAACAGTTGCGGCCAAGTGTCATGGATTAGAGACAATAGTTTATCAGGGCACGATGGAGGGACGAGAGGAGGAGGATTGTCGTATGTTTTTTCATTGTGCATTTCCCTTTCCCATAGACAATCGAAGATTGTCGTCGAAAGTTCAATAGAACTTTCTCCATTGTTTTTTTTGATTTAGCGCCGAAGCGCGAGACTGGCGGCCCCAAAGGCCGCCTTTTTCATTCGGCGCTGTTCGACACGACTGTTTTCTTTATAGTTTTTCTCTTTTTTTCAGTTTCCCCCGACACAGGCTACACCATCCCGAAGAAACTTAATCAATTGTATTTAAAGGAAGAAGATGAGAAGCGAGAGGAGAGAATTGATTGATGGTTGTTTAGAGAAGCGCCTTAAGTACACCGCCCTTGGGGGGCTTAGTTATCGTAAAGGCGCTTAGCGGAGGTTGATTAATGAATCAATGCTCGCTTAGTCAGGAAGCCTCGCTTGGGGCTCGGCCTGCTCGTGCGCTCGCTCTTCTGGAACTGCTCGTTGCAGGGTTGCGAGGCTGAGAGCGCTTCTCGTAGGCTATGTTCCTTATTGACACAGTCTCTACTGGTTAAGTCTAGCACATTCATATATTTGCGGTGCGGAAACGCCCTTAATTGCGAAAATGCCTTATTTGCGGAAAGTATGGTATTGTGGTTTTCTCCACAACTAAGCCTTGTCCATCCAGTTCCTTCCGCAAGTTTTTATGCCAGAGGGCATCAGGGACCGCTATGGTGCTCATCTGACCAGGAGATCTCATTCAAGGAAGCGCAAGCCCGTTTGGCTCATGCTCTGCTCTTGGGAAGAAGAGCCTTCTAAATACTTTCTCCTTCCATCGTCTTCTGCCAGGAGGACTATTGAGGAGATGTTGAAGATCAAGGAATGCAAGTTGATTGTCTGGAAGAGCGTTAGTCTCAAACCAGACTTTTCCCCTTCCATTGATTCTTTAAAAATGCTTCCTGCTAAGGATCAGGAAATGGTTGATAGCATGAAGAGACGCTATGCTAAGCGCGTTATATGGAAACAACTAGAAACTAAACAGGAGCCTGAAGAAGCTATGGGATATAACGACAGTGCAGAATTTATCATCACGCAAATAAGCACATGGAAATGCAGAGTTGCTTCAGAGCGCTATGCAAATAAAACCGTGAATTACTTGGCGTCTCAATTAATGCCAGATAAAAGGCATTTCAATAAAACGTCCTTAAGGCAACGTGATGGCTATAACATTGATTTGATTGATTTCCAAATAAAAACTGAAGATTTATCTGAATATCCTAATTGGTAGCATTCCTTACATATTTCCTTTCCATTGCTCTTTAAAATTAATAAAACCATGGAGGGACCATGTTTGAAGATTTACCATGTCCTTTCATGATTGGAGACATTAAGATTTGGCCTGCTCATAGTCGTCCTGGTCAGAGATGGTTCATTGCTTATGAAGGCAAGCCATATTGGTTCCGTAGCAAAAACGAAGCAAAGTTGTTCGCTATGGACAGACAAGCAATGGAGGATCCAGAAGGGCTTTGTGATTAACGACGATTTAACATTTTCTTTCCCCATCCATCGCTAAAAAACTGCCTTTTGCGCTAGCCTGATTCTGTTGATCGCGCCCCGCTCGGCGGGGCTTTGTCGTCTCATGGCTTTCAAGGAAAAAGCGAAATGCGAAAAAATTGCCCGCACTGGACGGGTTCAGGACTGGATGGATAGCCCAGAAAGCAGGTTGCCAGTATCCTGCACTACATATGTAGTACAAGATACAATGGAGGGCGAGGATGGTATTGAAGCTTCTTGGCGATTTGTTAGCCATGCCTTGCGTAACGCTGCTGGTGTTGCCGTGCATCTTTCAAATTTGCGCCCCAAAGGAGCAGACAATGGTAAAGGGCTTATTGCTAGCGGCCCTGTAAGCTTTGCTGCTATTTACAGCAAACTCAATGAAATCCTTCGTCGCGGCGGGCAGTTTCGCAATGGTGCAATTACTTTGCATCTTGATTACAACCATCCCGACGCCATTGAATTCATTAAAGCAAGCCGCCAAGAACTTCCTTGGGTGAAGCGGTGCCTTGACGTTGATGATAAGTTTCTTGAGAATAGTTCTCAAGAACTGATTGATGAGCTTCTTAAGGGAATTAGCAGTGGCGATATTTGGCTTAATAAGATTCGCTATAACGAAAAAGGCGAACGCATTTATGGCAATGTTTGTCTTGAAGTTTATCTTCCTCATCGTGGCACTTGTCTTCTGGAACATGTCAACATGGGTGCGTGTTCAATTGAAGACTTGCCGTCAGCTTTTACTGAAGCAATGGAAGAACTTTGTCAATTACATGGTCGCACTAAAGTGGGTGATACAGGCGAATATCTTCCTTCTTCTGTGGACAAGCAGGTTGGATTAGGAGTTCTTGGCCTTGCCAATTTCCTTTCCATCCATGGCATTTCCTACGAAGAATTTGGCCATGCTTTAGACGGGTATTATTTCACGCCAGAAGCTTTTGAGGAAAACGAAACAAATGCTGGTAAAACTGTTAAGAAACTTGCAGAAGCTATTTCCAATGCAGCCGAAATAGCTCATGCTTATGAAATGGACAGGGCTTTTGCCATTGCTCCTACTGCTTCTTGTTCCTATCGCTATTTAGACAAAAATGGCTTTACAACAGCTCCTGAAATTGCTCCTCCCATTGCTCGTCTTGTGGACCGCGATAGTGGTACATTTGGCGTTGAAAGTTTTGATTACGGCGATGTAGAAACCGCTGCTGAAGTTGGCTGGGATAATTACATGCGCGTGACTAATGGCATCTTGCGTATGTTCCAAGATTCTGGTCTTTTCCATGGTTATTCCTTTAATTCTTGGTCTGACGTTGTGTCTTATGACCGTGAGTTCTTGAAAGATTGGCTAGAATCAAATCAAACAAGTCTCTATTATTCGCTGCAAATTCTTCCTGATACGCAGCGGAAAGATGATGCCTACGCCGCTCTTGATGAAAATTTCAAGAGCATGTTTGGTCTTGACGAAGAGGTCAAGATCCAGGAGGAAGATAAGTCTTGCGATTTAGACGCAGGATTTTGCAGCTCATGCGCTGAATAGTCTCCTCTGTTGATTGTTTCCCGAAGGGGCTGCTAACAGCCCCTTGTTTTCCCATCGCTTTTTTTGATATGAATGCAACCACCAAGAACAGCCCCTATTTGAGTGTCTTGTCTCAGAAAAGGTCATGGCAGCCGGTGCCCGTTGCTAAAGGGCAAGTGACGGAAGGTGCTGAAGACGCGCTGATGAAGGCTCTTGCATTGCGTCATCTGGAAATTCCAGTGAAAGAACTGCTAGAGGAAGGGCTGCAACGTGAGCTGCCTGACACTCCTGGAATTATCGAAACGCTACGCTCCAATCAGGAAGATGAAGATCGCCATTTGATCGCATTGAATTATGTGGCTGATGCGCATGGCACGGATGAAAAGGCGGAAAGGGAAGTGCTAAATATCTTGAAGGCATGGAACGAGCATCCCGCCCATCCGATTTTAAAAGCTGGCATTATGGAGCGTTCTGTTTTTTTCGTCGCACTGCCATTTTTCCGGCAGACTGGAGACGTGGGAATGCGTACTGTTTCGCAAGACATAAGTCGGGACGAACGAGTTCACACGGCAGTAAATGCCATGGTTAGCAAAGAGCTTGGCGAAGAAGAAAGCAACAGTCTCGATAAATTGCGTGCGGCAACTGTTGCATGGTTGTTCGATGATCTTGGAGCTTCATCTAATCAATGGTTGGACAAAGATTTTTGGTTGCGTCAATCTCGCAATTTGTTTTGGACTGGCAAGGCTCCTGAGATGACAGCCACGCGGAGGAGTCGGCAAATTGCGTTCTTCGAGGCGCCAGCAACTTCACTTCCTATGTATTCTTAGAGATCATCTTGCCTTTGCCAATTTACCTGTACTAGTTTAGCGGGGTCAATTCCCCGCTTTTTCATGGAAGAAATCTGGAAACCTATTCCTGGCTACGAAGAACATTACGCGGCATCAAGTCTTGGTCGCATCAAAAGTATTCGTCGCACCGTCAAAGACGTTAAGAACGGCAAAGAACGCACGCGCATCTTCAAGGAGAAGGTTTTGCGATTTAACGTTAGCAAAACCCATGGGCGGGCTTCAGTGATGTTGTCCAAGAATGGAGAATTGAAAAGGATTCTCGTCGCTCGCCTTGTTTGTCTTGCGTTTCATGGATTGCCTCCCGAAGGGAAGGAGAACGTTTTGCATTACGACGATAATCACACCAATAACATTCCCGGAAACCTAAGGTGGGGCAGCCTCAAGGAGAATGCTGCTGACATGCGGCGCAACCTTGGTTATTGGCCTGCGTATATTGATGGCCGCTCTAAACGCCCTCGCAAAAAACTTGGCGACCCGTTGCTCAACGAGGCTCAGGTGAGGGTCTTGTTGCGTCTTCCTAGCGACATGCGACATCTGCGTGGCTTGCGCACTCAATTGGCCGAGGCGTGGGGCGTCAAGCCTTCCACTATCACCAGTGCGCGAAATGGCGACAAGGGCTGGCAAAATTTAAGCACAGAGCCCTTGTGGAATATGGCAGAAAGGCTTGATGGCGAATTTCTTGGGCGTGATAAAGCTTAGAATGACCATTCCACGCTCCGTGGAGACGGTTACGGAACACGAGGCCCGAAAGGGCCTTTTTCTTTATCTCCTGACAATTCCTTGTTCTTTTAAGCATTTGTGCCTACATTAAAAAAGCAAGGACATAAGTCCTTGCTCCAGAGAACGATATGAGGCGGGGGTGGTGCCCCGCCTTTTATTTTGCCTCAAGCTTTAGCGTAAGGCACGCCGCGATACACCAGAGAGACTTTCTGTGCATCAGCAATACGCGCAGCCTTTTTTAGCCGCGCTTGGATCAGAGCGAGGACGTTCATGATGGTACTCCATGAGCCAGGCCCCGTTGCATGCCTGGTAATCATGCATCCCTGATTACTCAGGGACCAACGTATCTTTATCCTAGCAGTGCCTCTGGCGGGATTTGAACCCACACGACCGTAACGGCCAACAGATTTTAAGTCTGCAATGTCTACCAAGTTCCATCACAGAGGCAATTAATGGAGTTGTCCCGCATTAGGGACTCAACAGGTGCGGCCTGTGCTCCATTGCTTCATCACAAGTGCCTTCTCACTTGCGAAATGCGATTCAAAGCTTCCACTCCTTGAATCGTTTTACCATTGGCCAATGGGCTCCTGCAGGAAGCTCGTAAATTTTAGCAGAACTCAGTCCAATACACGGCTGCTCCAGCCAAGAAAAGCTGCCGATTCCTAAATTTTGCTTCCTTCCATTGCACCCTCTCTTCATAATGGCGCCCGTTGAGACTATAGAGCAGCTTCACCATGGCTCAAACTTCATACATACGGCATTCAATACAGAACGGATCGCGTTGACAGAATTCTTCCCAGAACCGCTCTCTAGCACCTCCTGTGATTGCGTAATATCTTGCGACGGCTCGTTTGTAGTCTTCAAACGCTTCGTCAAGTTCTTTGCATTCCCTTCCCCATAGCTCTTCAATTTCTTGCATCACATACGCAGCTTCAATGGCATCATCAAAAGCCCTTTCAGCTTCAGCAGAAAAAGACATGACAATGGAAGAGGGAGGTTTATTTTAGTTTAACCCTCAAGATTTTCCATTGCTTTTGCAATTTTACGAGCTTCTTGTAATTTGGGCAGCAATCTAGGCTTATAGGCATGTTCTGCAGCCAGTAATTTTTTTAAGTTGAAGCACGGCTTTTTTGTGCAGATACATTTCAATGAGGCCAGCATTAAACAGTTCTTTCATTTTGCTGAATGCCTTCATTTTTGTGCTGACTGACCAGGCAAGTTCGCAAATTGGAAAGTCTTTTGCGAGGCTTTGGATTGTGGCAGAACTGTTGAATTGGTCAAGGACAATGGATTGAAATTCATAAATGCGATGATGTTCCTTGATCCAGTCTTCAACTTTGGCAATATTCACTTCTTTCTTGCCAGCAATTTCAAAATCTGGTTCAAAGGCATGAAATTTGTCAACAATTAAACGCTCGCCTTCGTAATGCACAATGCATGCCGTGTAATCATCTCGTCCAACACCACCACGAGCAGGGTCAAGTGCAAGAATGTAGGTGCCCATATATTCTCGCATTGGCACCATAATGCCTCTGTCTTTGTTTACTGCGGCATCAACAATTTCTGGCGCCAATAGGGAAGACTGACTTTTTGCGAATTGCGCTCCAAATTCCACCCAAAAGCTTTCTTCATCTTTCTTTCTGGCGTTTTCAAGAAAATCACATCCCCACGGCAAATTAACATTAATCTCCCATGTTGGGATTTGTAGCGCTTGCATGCCAGGAAACTCGTTGCTTTCGGCTTGCTTGAAATGTTCATAGAAAAGGCCATCAGTTAACCAAGGGGAAGACAGTTCAATGATTTTTCCATGACGGCCAAACTGAGCAATGGAAGGAGAAAGTGCGTTGTACATAGCTTCTGCGCCACGGTTTGCATCACCTTCAATCGAGAATGCAAGCTCGTCCTGAATGATTGCCACAACTGCTTTACCACGAGAAGCGCGGGCTGATGCGGGGATTGCTTGGAACACACAGCCATTGCTAATTTCAATCTCAAATGCAGTTTCCCGCGTGACTTCCTGTTCAAACGGACTGTTGATAATTAGCTGCCTGATGTTTTCAAGTGCAATTTTTGACTGCCCTAAATCGTTTGCAACAGTAATGATGTACCATTTCTCTCCTTTCCTTACTTTACGTTGAAAGAAATCTGCCTGTACAAAACACATGTAAGTGGCGGCAACTGCGGCCATGAAGGTTTTTCCAGACCGTCGCCCCATTGCCCAAATGGCGTGGTTTATTTTCTTCTCAAATAGATTATTGAGAATTTGCTCTTGTCTAGGCCATAACTCTACGTTAAGTGCGTGTTTAGCAAATTCAGAACACCTAAGAGCCATGATCTAAAGTATCAAGAGGACGAAGAACTTCTTTGGGGACAAAATATGCAGGACGTCCACGAGCGGGATCTGCCCAGTATTTCTCTTCCATCGCTTCCCTTCCATAGCACCAGCCATGGATGAGCGTGGTTTTATTTTCAATGGTAACGAGAACGAAGCGTTTTTCGGGGTCTTCGTTTTTCTGTACGATCAAATCGTATTTATGCTTGCTCCTGGTTTTTACGTCAATTTTGCCAGGAAGATCGGAACTTCCCCGACTTGCCTCTTTTTCTTGATACAAAAAATCCTTGAGACCAAGATGAGAAGCGACTGCCATTTCTCCTGCTGCTCCCAGGAGGTGGATTTCAAGCGCTTTATTGCCGCGTGATGCGCCACGATTACGACCGCGCAGCCTTTTCGCCTCATTGACGGACTGCCTCCTCATCCCTTCTTCTATCGCTTCCTGTCTTTCTTGTTCGGAGAACGTGAAATCAATGGGCATAATCAAAGGAACAACACTTGCATCATAGCCACGTTTAGAATGAAAACAAGTTTAACATCTAAATAAAATGGCCGAGGAATTGATTGAATTGGGTCATGTTGCTGAAAATGGTGTACGAAATGATGGGCTTAGCAATGTCTTTACTGGCATGGGTGTCAATGGACGAGATAAAAGCCTCTCCACTCAGACTGAGCCTATTATTTTCCTGACGCAGGAAGAGCTTGAAGGACTTTATGGCGAATGGCTGCCGCGTCGCATTGTTGACATTTATGCAGAACAGGCAACACGGCGCGGTTTTAAGGTGCTGTTTGGTGGAGAAGGTGCTGCTGCTGAGGAGGTTGCGGGTATTGAGCAGACGATTGAAGATTTATACATTCTTGAAAATTTCATGCTGGCGTCTAAAAACTCTAGGCTCTATGGCGGCAGCGTGATTTTGCTGTACATCGACGATGGACGAAAGGCAGATCAACCAGTTAACAAAAGCAATATTCGTTCCATTGAAGGAATGGAAGTATTGGACAGGTGGCAGATTGCTCCTGTTATCAATGAAGAAAATTTATACGACTATTCCAAGGCAACATTTTATCAAATCATCTCTGGTGATTTAATTAACAAGCCACAACTGGTTCATATTCATAAAGATCGCATTTTACGCTTCGATGGAGATTGGCTCCCTTATCGCATTCGTCAAAGGAACTATGGATGGGGAATGAGTAGTCTGCAAACTGTTTATGACAGTTTTAAGCACTACTGGACTGGCTTGCATTCTACTGCCACATTGATGAGCGAATTTGATATTTTCGTTCATAAGATCAAGGGATTGTCGCAAATGCTTGCCGCTGGTAAGGAAGGGGACGTTAGGAACCGTCTTATTCTTAATGATATGAGCAAGAGCGTTTATCGCGGCTATGCAATTGACGCGGACAAGGAAGAACTTGAATTTCTTGGTCGTAATTTTGGCGGTATTGGGGAAATCTTAGAGAAACTTCGTATTGACATTATTGGCGCCTCTAAGATTCCTCATACCGTATTGTTTGGCGAAAGCCCTAGCGGCCTTGGCTCTACGGGACGCAGCGAAGAAAGGGATTTCGCAAAGACTTTAGCGGACTACCAACAAGCCTCTTTCCATCGTCCTCTCAAGAAATTGATGGAATACATCATGTTGAGTTCTGATGGCCCGACGAAGGGACGAGTGCCGGATTCATGGCGCGTCCATTTCAACGATTTGTTCGAGTTGAATGAGCGCGAGAAAGCCGACGTGAGGGCTCGTGTGGCGGCTGTGGACGGGCGCTACATCCAGTTGGGAGTATTGCATCCGAAGGAGGTGGCAGATGCCCGTTACGGCGGTTCTGAGTGGAGCATGGAACTCACTCTTGATCCATCGCTCCCCCGCGAACTGCCTGATCAGGGCGGCGAGAAAAAGCTTGCCGTTCCTCCTGGCGGCAGGGATCCCATGAACGAGGAGAACGGGACGCTACCAATGGACGGAACCAGGGAAGTTGCTGATGCTCAAGCGGGATTGTTCCTAGAACGCGATCTCGAAGCCAAGCGAGGAGATGTTGTCTTCTCTGATAAAGA